GTATGGTTAATCACCATACACTATGGAGTTTCTTATCATGAGAACACGTACATTATATACTCCTGTTAGACAGAAACAGAAAGTGTCCGGGCTGGACACTAATCTTGTTCCTTCTAAAGGCTACTATTATAGCTACGGACAATTGTCCAGTTATAACAAGTTGCCTATGTTACCTAAGTCGATAAACCCTTTTATGGATTTGCCGACTGGTTCTACCCACAATGCTAGCATCATAATTGATGCTGGTACTGAAGGTGACTTCGGGAGAATAAACGAAGTATCTCATGTTAAGGTTTCGGGAGTCGAGTACGAATACCCGGACGACAGGGGGTTCGTCGACATTTGGCGCAATTTCACAAACGTGAAACCGGCAAATGGCGATCAGAATTCCCCTGACGTCCCGGGTTGTTATCGTTACCGACAGTCCCAGTATGACGGATTATGGCAGGCATTCTCGCAAGGCCTCAACGGTGATAGGGGCTCAAAGATTCCATGGTCAGCTTTGACCGGGAATTCTTTCTCCCCCACCGCTGCTGTTTATGCGATGCATGCTTCAACCACTGCTCCAGTCGACCGTCTTGGCGAAGTGCCCGCTAGGGCAGTCGCTAAGATGGAACAACTGAACTTAGCTAACTCGTTGTACGAGACTAAGGATTTTCCTGAACTTGCTAAATTATTTAGCAAACGCGGGAACGTCGCTCAATCCGCCAAAAACATCGCTGACTGCATTCGCAAACTCGCAAGCGGCTCTAAAAATCGTAATTTCGATTTTAAGAAAGCCGTTCGCGCTCTCTGCGATGGTCAGCTAGGCTATTCTTACGGCCTAGCTCCCACAGTCGATGATGTTAAAAAGATATGTAAGGAAGTTTCGAAAGGCATCAAGAAATCATCTAGAACGATGTCCGTCCAGATCCGCAGCAGCAGAGACAGTAACTTCTCTTTTGCTGGGCCTGATGACGGTTTTCCGCCTCGATGGTTTCAAGTTCGCCATTCCGAAAAGGTTACCTCCACCCGTGTCGATGGGTGTAGGATTTTGTCAAGACGCCCAGAATATTATTCTGAGTCTTTTCAGAAAGCCTCTGATTACATCGATAGTTTGATAGGTATCAACCCCTACGGCCTTGTGTGGAGGCAACTGCCTCTTAGCTTTGTCGTAGATTGGTTCCTATCGATCGACGATGTTATCGACAACTTGTTTCTTAACAAGTCTACTGATTACGAATTTCAATATTGGAGCTCCACTAAGGAGCATGCCTCTATTGAATCGACGATCATGGCCGCTTATGACGATATAGTCGGGACATATAATTCTCCCGTCTTTAAATATCGTGATTACGCAGCAAAGATGTCGCTCTCGTCTTATAATAGAGTGCGTAGAGATCCGCCTAGTCTCATCTCATCCATACGCCTAAGAGGCGATAACCTAATGAATGGTTATCTCCTTCTTTTAATGGCGTTAGGCATGTCAAAGAAAACATAAGGATAAAACCCTATGAATGATACACAAAACGTCAAAGCACTGTCAATCTCAACGATTGGCGGCACTCAACTTCCTGGATCGGCTCTCGCCTTTCCTCGAGTTGCTTCCAGTAATAGCGAGAATCGTCGGACTAATTACCAGATCGGTAGTTTGTCTCCGACTTCCCTCGCCATCTCGCATCGGCCTCGATCCGTTTCGAGCCCTGTTCAACGTACGCTTGCGTATGTCGATCAGAAGCTCACTCGCATCGATGCCCAGTCTAATCCCATTGGGAATACGACTGTGCGCGTCGCTCTACAGTGTAATATCCCTTCGGATGTCACACTCGCTGAGTTCCGCGCTGCGGCTTCGCTACTGCTCGGTTTCCTTTTGGAAACCGATGGTGCGAATCTTACTGCGTTGTATAACGGAGAATTCTAAGAGAACTCCGTTTCTTAGCACGCCTCGAAAGAGGCGTACTAAGTTGTTTTGTTATCGCACGTTTGTACAACGAAAGGCTATATATGCAAAATACACTACTGTATCTGCGATGCCTGTGTCGCGATATCGGTTGTTATTACATACCAGATAAAATCGAATATGTAACGCTCGATAGAGGCAAGAAATTGCTTCTTAGAGCAGCCGAAAGTCGGTTCGGTGTTCAGTCTGAGCTAGACGAACTAAACGATTGGATAGATCAAAACCTAATTGATTTTGACCATTTCCATATCGATGAGTTCGCTACGAGTAACGTGCTTGAAAAAGTACGTGATCTCTATCAGATAACGTCGTTCCTGCTTAAACAAAAGAAAGCACATACACAAGAACATGAAGATACATACATCGAGGCTTTCGAAAAAAACGAAAGTATTACTCGTTTTTGGCGCCGTGATACTTGTAACGAAGTTACTAGAATCGCTCGCCAAATTATTAGACGTGCTACACTAGGCCTTGATCTCTCACCGCGCGCGGTTGCGCGCGGAGGTAGACATGGTCCTGGTGCAACACTCAAGGGTGAGAGTAAAGATAGCAAATGCTATTTTGATCCCATCCCTGATAACATGGCCACTTATTACGGCTCTGATTTTCTCTGCAAAACAGAGAATTTCGGCTATAAAAGTCGGACATGCGTTCCAGCAAATGATTCTGCATATCTGCGTTCTGAGAAGAATGTTGAATGCAGACTCACTCTCGTTCCAAAAACTTGGAAGGGACCTAGAGGTGTTTTCATCTCCCCGAAAGAGGCGATGATTTGCCAGTTAGGTTGCGATTATAACATAAAGATGTTCTGTAAGAACAACTTATGGTATAGGGAATCTATAGACTACGATGATCAAACTCCTTCTAAGGAGCTTTCTCTCCGTGGTTCTATATTTGGTGACATTGCTACGCTGGATTTATCCGACGCTAGCGATCGTCTACCACTTAGTCTAGTATGTTATCTGTTCCATCGCAATGATTATCTTGCGTTGGCATGCTGTAGACCTACGCATGCTTGGCTTCCCAATGGGAAGAAGCATCGCCTGTCTATGTTCGCACCCATGGTAGATGGTAAAACCTTCTCCGTATTGAGTGTTGTCTGCTGTACTCTCTCTGTTGCTGCCATATTGGCAGAGCAGGGTTTTGTATCAGCGCGGAAAATACCTTTTGATAAGGTTCTTTCCGCTTTCAGACTCGTACGCGTCTTCGGGGACGATATTATCGTTCCTAAAGACTATTTCGAGGCTGTTGTGCGTGGACTGGAGTCTAACAATCTCCTAGTCAACAAAAACAAATCATTCGTTAACGGTCGTTTTCGCGAATCATGTGGCATGGACGCCTATTTAGGCGTTGATGTTACACCGATTCGCTTGAAAATCGATCCTTCGCTTTTTAGCATTAAGAACGACTACCAGTCGCTCTTAGATCTACACAACCGTGTAGTGCTAAATTACGGGAGATTCGACCGCTTACGTCTTCTGCTCCGGGCAGATATAACGCAAGTTAATCCTCTTGTTCCCCTGACGACAGACGTTTCGTTACAGCCCTTTGGGCTGTACGAGCGTCGATCGCTAGTCTTACAAGAGTATCTGTTACGGAAAAGAGCTGTCCGGTACAATGCATTCTTGTATTGTATCGAGGCACTCTGCAGTGTGTACGTCGAGAATACTAAATGTACTCTCGATAGTTTGGACTCCAGGTGGAGTCTGAACCAATGGTACTGGAACGCTAAGGACGAAGCTATCTATGATAGCGACGTCCCTAGGCTTGCCAGGATAACATCCGGTAAGGAAGTTGATCGCAATGACTGTAAAGTCTTGCGTCGAATTTTTCCTAAATGCCGTTGTTGTACACGAT